CGCTGCGATTCTAAGACCTCTTTCGTCAGTCATTTTAGAGATGTCAATCATTGACTGCTCTAAAGACGTTTCGTTAAGATCTGCCTGAGTAGTTAATGTATTCTTGAAAGAACCATTAACTGTAGGGTGAGCTGTGTTAAACAAGCTTACACCGTCTCCTGAATCAAACGTATCAGTTGATGGTAAACCGTTGATTAAAGGCTCAACAGCTTTTACTTGTTTCGCATTGCTCATAGATCTTGCTAAAGCTTTCGTATATCTAGCAGCTAATCTATCGTAGAGATTATCTTCGATAGCTTCTTCTGTGATTGCGAATGCTAAAGCTACAGTCTCGTGAGTGTAACGAGCAGTGAAAGTTTCTTGTGCATCATCAAATGATACTCCAGCACCTTCACCTTTTACTTGCGCATTTCCGAAACCAGATAACATTACTTCTTCTTCAAAAGCTCTGTCACTGTTTTCAGTAGTATAAATTTCAGCATGCTGATTTTCATACCTTTTATATTCCAGGCCAAATAGTGCATTTAAACCTGGCTCTAGTTCTTTGACTAGTTGTGATCGTGATATTGCCATAATTAATTACTCCTATTAGCTTAGTATAATTTAGCGTCTTTTGCTATTGTTACTATAATATTAGCGCCCGCTGAAGTTAGATCCTCATTTTCAGGATCTTCAGCAGAACCTACAATTGTAAACATTTTGTTTACGTTTGCAGAATCTATATCTAGTGTCACAACAGATTGACCATCTTTCGATGTTCCATCGTTGTTGTTACAGTTAAACGTAGTACCGTGATTAGCTTGAGTCACTGCTGCATCCGCTTTTACAATGTAAGATTGTAATGGATCGTCGTTAACAAAAGCAAAACCATTTGTACTACCAGTGTTTGGGTTAGTTCCAAATGCTTGAGAAGCCGCAACACTGTTTGCAAAAGTAGGTTTTTTAGTTGTGTTATCAATGAAAAAGAATCCATTAAGAACACCTACTA